GTCTGATAGCATTATCAGCTTCAGCGACCCCTCTAACCGAAGCCGGAATACTGGCACCAGCAGTATAGACTGAGTTACCTGTTCCAGACGAATTGATATTTGTGGAGAACGAATTTTCTAGGTAAGCCATAACTTTACGAGATGAATTCCCAAGACCACCTAAAACAACTTTATGAAAGCCGAAAGTAGCAGATTTAGCTACTGGCATAGATGCTAAGAAAGTAGTAGCTATCAGGCCAGTATTATCTGTTCGCATAGTATAATAATCACCTGAAGTAGTTTTCCAAGTACTACCATTATCTGTTGAAACATGAATTACGATACTTGTAGAATCCGATACACCACCATAACTCGTAGTAGCATTACTAGCAGTCAGGATGAAGTGTGAGTATCCTGAAGTGGGAAGACTTGAGAATATAGCACTGGCTGCTCCTGAAGCATTTACCTGAGAAATTTTAACTAAACTAGCAGGACCGACAAGACCTTGAACAAATGCAGTAGTGGCTATTAGAGTACTGTTATCCGTCCCAACTTGGGTGGGTGCAGTAACGGAACCTGTCAGAGTAGCACTATTGATAGTTGGACTGGTTAAAGTGCTGGAAGTAAATGTTCCACCAGATAGAGTTCCAGTTAAAGTCGCTCCATTAATGGTTGGAGATGTGAGTGTAGTAGAGGTGAACGTTCCGCCAGACAGCGTACCTGTTAGAGTTGCTCCATTAATAGTGGGACTAGTCAGAGTTTTATTCGTTAGTGTCTGGGAAAGATCACGTCCTACAAGAAAGATATTAGCATCAGGGACAGTAATTACTCTCTGAGTTCCAGTAGTGATATTCTGAAGCTCAAAAAGCATCTGTTTTGTAGTATCACCATTATCAAAAAAGATAGTGGAAATATCTTCCAATGATTTATTTTTTAGTGTTTGAGTTCCATTGATACCTACTAAAGTATCATTTACGTTAGGAACTGTCCAAATTCTAGTAGTTCCTGTAGAGATATTGGAACACTCAAATCCAAATTTCTTAGTTCCATCACCATTGTCAACAAAGAAATTGGTATTGTCATTAAACATTTTGTTGTCGACATTAGTGCTGTTACCAGCAAGGAGAATAGTACCACTAGCATCCGGAATAGTAAGTGTACGAGTTGTTCCAGTAGAAATACTGCCGCATTCAAATGCTAACTTCTTAGTCCCATCACTACTATCAACCCAGAAATTACTATTATCATTGAGAGACTTGTTGTCAAGTGTCAAAGTATTACTCTGAGTACTTATTTGGACACTGTTCCAAGTTAATCCAGTGCTGGAAATAAAGTTGATAGTTCCACTATTATCTACACCATCAGAAAGAAGTATGTTCCACTTATTAGAAGTGGTTCCTTTCTGAAATACTAATTTAGGTTTTCCAGTGGTATAATCTGTTGGAGACAGTTCGAGATAAGTTGCTTGAGTAGTAGAAGTGCCTATACTAATCGTCTTTAGACCAGTGATAGTTTGACTACCTGTAGTGAGAACTATTCCACTAAGAGTTCCAGCCCCTGTACCACCATTAGCTACTGGGAGAATGCCTTGGACGGCAGCACCAGCAGTAAGGACTAACTTTGGACCATTACCAGAACTCCCGTCATGAGCATGACCAGTAGTACTGTTAAAAGCAGCTTCAATTTGATTGAATTCATCATTAAGAGGTCCAGCAGTAACATTGTTTCCGTCTAAAATATCACTGACTGACTGTCTAGTATAACCTGTCATTATGTTAGTGTCCTTGTTCCTTCTGGAGTAAATTCAACGACAAAGCCTTGAATGGAGTGTGGTGCATAGACGCCACTGGATGTATAAGTAAGTTTTAGTGAGTTGAAACTACCTTCTAGAGTAGTCGTCAAGATGGGATAATCTGCATCGACACCATAAACGGCTGTACCATAAATAGTGGTCGAACTTCCATAGACGCTACCAGAAACAGTTGTATTAATACCTTTACCTGCGGATTGAGATCTTTCTGGACCACCCCAATCAAGCGTAGGTTTAACAGTCAATGTCACAGTTCCTTCAGCTCTCACGAAAGTGTGGATTTTACGACCTACCTTTCTAGTGAGAATATCTCCAAAGGTAAGGTAAGGTGTACTATAAACGGAGGTAATAGAACTTCCACCGAAAGAATTTCCAGTCTCTTGAATGTAGACTGAACCATCATAATCTCCGTGGAGAGTGGTTTCTACATCATCGATATACCCATTTTCCACACAAGTAGTTCTTATTCCGATAAGTTGTCCGAACTCCCAAACTGCACCTTGACCTTGATCAGTACCTTGGTCTCTAAGACCCCCGATCAAACCGTATCCAGTATCTGCTAAAGTGCCACCTGAGACAAAATATCTGAATTGAGATTTCTTCTTGATCACTGCTGAATTCAATAGATCTAGATTAAAGGTGGACTGAATGTTATTGATGTAGAGTTGAATCTGTCTGGAGATCGAAGCTAGATTAATATCACCGATCTTGTTAGTACCACCGATGGTTCTAACACCATCCTGAGCTAGGAAGAGAATATCACCGTTCATTTCGATGACACTGTCAGAAGCAATAGTTCCGATATCAGTCGCTACGTCATTGATGACAAAGTCTGTGTTGTCTACGGTTATATTCTTAATCCGTTCTTTGCCCCAGACATAAAGACTTTCACGGAAAGCTCTGATCTGTTGAACTGTATAACCAGCGATTAACTGACCAGCACCTCCAGCAGCACTGTAATCTGTAGGATCATTAGGAGCTGAATGATATACTATTTCAGGGAATGTTGGGTCTCCTGAAAAGAAAATGTGGTTATAGAAAGAGGTAACATACTTAGCTGTAGTGAGAGACTGATCTCCTGTAGGTTGAGACCAAGTCGTGCCATCATAAAGAACTGGAGTATTGGTTCCATCTACAATGATAAGATAAGCTGTACCTTGTATGGTAGTTTGATGAGTTCTGAGTTTCGTCACACCGACTGAACTGAGAGTTAAACCAGTAACGACTGCAGTCCATCCAGTACCAGAGTCATACAGATAAAGTTTGTAAGTATTGCTCGCTTTTTGTTTTCTAGCAGCAAAAATTTTCTGAGTGTTGGAGATGGTGGAATAAATTATGAGCCCAAGAATAGGGCCTTCGGCATTAGTATCATCTACAGTTTTGTAACTTGAATCGAAATAATCATAACCATTGATACGTCTGTATCCGCCGTATAGACCAACTTCATAGTTGAGTAGTTGAGTAGCGCCACCGGGAAAGGCAGCGTCTAGGATAAGATGGTTCTCGGTGGAATTTAGACCACCTTGACTAACAACAGTTGCACTTGTAAGTTTATCGGCCACTTAGGTCTCCGACGTAAGTTCGTTAAAATCTATGATTTTCAACATTAGATGCTCGTATCGCTATAGATATTTCTCCAAGAAGGACCACCGAAGTTAACTCTAGTATCTCTGATGTCATCCTTACGTGGAGCAAGGCTAACTCTCATACCACTGAGCATTTTCTGGAATTCATTCGTCCAGAAAGCACCTTGTTCCATATTGTCTTTGAAGAAATTGAAATGTTTTAGAGCTCCAGCAATGATAACGTATTTGTATCTATCTGGTATTCTCGTTGTGTCTGAATATAAATCTAATTCAGGATGAATAGAATAGTATTCATAGTTTACAGTATAGGCTAAGTCAGGACTTGGAGTAACACCAAAAGATTGGGTTGCACCTTCATTTGACATAAAGACCATTTCTGGAACCATACGACCATCAGAACCTGCATCCTCATCAGCAGCTCGTAGTCTTTCATACCAGTAGTCTTTGGAGATTAACTTCAAAGAACTCGTCTGGATATTTAGAACATCGTCTTTCTGAATTCTGAAACTCTCCCAATCGGGTTGGTTACAATCAGCGGGGAGTTCATATTCCACTTGGCCTTGGACACAGAGTTGAGTACCCGCAACCCAGTTGAAGGACCAGTTATTCTCAGCATCCATGATTTCATTAATACTGTACTTTATGCAATCCTTTGCTGTAGCTTGTATGCCGACAAGAGAAGGAAAATCTGTTGAGGTGATTTCAACTTCATTCAGTTTCCGTAAAAGTTCATTCGTAAGTTCCAGAAATGTAGCCATTTAATGATTAAAATCCCAATTTTGTTTTGATTAGAACGATTAGATCATGTCCTAGAT